CTCTTCTGCACTGCTGCCGGATCGTAGCCCTTCGCCTTCAGGTTCGCCACTCTGTCGGATCCGTTGCCCCACAGTCCAGTGATGACTTCGCGGGCGATCGTGTCGACGCTCTTTCCTGCCTTGCGCTGATCGCTTTCCGCCTTCACTGTATTGTCTGTATAGTGCGGCGTGATGAATCCGCGGATGAATCTTCCGTTGATGTCGACCGTGCGCTTCTTCACGCTGTTGGAATAGTTTCCTTCAGTGACGACGAAATACCCGGCGGATCTGTTCACATAGGTCACTGTGCCGATGTGATCCGGCGCGCCGTGGTTGTCTCCTGATCCGGAATCCTCCCAGTCGTACAGAACAGCGTCTCCGATGTTCGGAACGTAGTTGTCCGCCTCCTGCCAGCATCCCATCTTCTTCGCTTCTTCGATGATGTAGAAGCAGCTGATTTCGACCGGCATGACAGCCGTGTATCCCAGCTTCTTCGCGATCGCCGACCATGTCGCCGCGCACCACGGCCACGAATACAGCATCTTCGTCCCGCGCGGGAACGGTTCTTTGCTATTGTAAATGTCGATGATCGCCTTGAAGGATCCGTCCGATTCCTTCAGGCCGACCCATGCTTCCGCCTGATCAGCGACTTTCTGTCTTGAATATCCCACTTTGACATCTTCCTTTCCTGCGTTTTTGTCGTACTGCGTCAGGTTGTACTGCCTGACCAGCTTCATCAGATTGTCGACGTACGTGCTGGATGTCGCATAGCCGTCGGCCTTGATGTTTTCCAGGTACTGCTGCGGATCCGTGACGCCGCGCAGATTCCTGTATCTGTCCAGCTGAATGAATTCGAAGTATCCGCGCACGCCTTCTTCCATGCTGTCATACACGCGGAAGTTGTCACGGATCTGCGTGTGCACGCCCGGCGTGTACTCTTCGCTGGTCTTCATGTTTACCGACTTCCCTGTCCACCTTGTTCCGCACTTCAGTCCGAAATAGTTATGATACAGGGAAGCAAGTTTCGATTCGCCCCATCCGGATTCAAGGATCGCCTGCGCGATGATCGGCGAATGTACCATGATCCCGTACACGTAGGCGTACTTCTCGACATATCCCGCGATCCGCTCGATGAACTCTGTCTTCTTCATGCCTGCTTCCCTCCTTCCTTAGTTCGGTTCGTCGTAAAGCATCGCCCGGTCAGAATCTGACACGCCCTTCGTTGTGGGATCCACGGTCACGCCCAGGATGACCAGCACAGCGAAGACTGCTTCGACGATCTGGATCAGCTGCGTGCCGACTGCTTCCGTCTCGATCTGGAAGCCGAACAGCGCCGCGATCGCCTTGATCAGCGTCAGAACGGCAGGGATGATCGCCAGCCAGAACACTTTATTCTTGATTCTCACTTTCCAGTTGATCATGTTGTTTTCTCCTTCCTGGCATACGGAAGGACGCCTTCACGCCCTTCCGCGCTCGATTCTTTGTTTAGTGTGTTTCGTGTGTCACCGCATCCGGCGACAGCTGAAGAAGTGCTTCCATCCTGTCCACACGTTTGTGCAGGGATTTCAGGCTTTCTTCGTTCCTGATAGTCCGTTCGTTCATCTTCTCCATTTCAAGTTTCTGCGACTTGATGTCCTGCTTCACTTCCAGCAGTGTGTTCTGAACGACTTCCAGTTTCATCATGACGGCGGATTCCTGCTTTCCTGCTTCCTCCGCATCCTTGCGATCCGTTTTCCCGTTCGCGCGGATTCCGCTGTAGATCGAAAATGCAAGCGCCAGAACAGAAAGTAGAACCGTAGCCCACTGTGGTGTCATTCCGTCATAACCTCCTTAGTTTGTATTCTATTCTGTCCAGCTGCCTGTCCGCGTCCTCCCGCGCTGCGCGCAGTTCTTCCCGGACAGCTTCTTCCATTTTCGTCCGCTCTATCATTTCAGCCTGTTTCCGGATGATCTGCGCCCTCGTCTCCGTGTCTGTGCACATCATGTCGACGACTTCCAGCAGACCTCCGGATCCACCTTCCCACGGTGGCGCGTCCCTCGCTTCGTTCATGCGTCCCCGTCCTTTCTTCACTCTTCATCAATGATCAGTTCTTCCATTCCGCTTTCGATCAGGATTTCCTTGACCTGGTCTTTCAGCAGACGGGGAACCTGTGCATAGGTCTTCTTTCCCAGAATGATCTTCTGTGCCCACAGCATAGCCATCATCGTGTCGCCCTCCTTTCCGTAAAGTATTTGCAATAACGCCCGCCGGATGATCTCCCCGATCATTCGTACACCACTTCCGACATCTCCATGATGCACTCTTCCAGCATGGCGATCTGCTCTTTCTGTTCGCTGACGATCTTCGTCAGCTGCGCCCGTGTCATCGCTTCTTCTTCAGGCGCTGGCGGATCCGGATCCGGATGTACATCATCCACCCCGTACTGCCACCATGTCGCGAAGTCCTCTTCGATCTCCTGCGCCGTCGCGGCCTTGCCGTCCGGCATGAAGAACTGGACTTCGTCAAAACGGTACATCGTCCGATCCGGCTGATCCTCCTGTTTGTACGGCTGGATATTGTCCGCAAGACGGACGAAGATCTTCCCGCCCGGCAGATGTTCCAGCGTCACCTTCTGCGGCTTCTCTGCCGCGTCGCTCTTGTAATACATGCAGCCACTCCTTTCTTTTCTGCTGATCCAGCCGCTGATAGAATCCCTGAACCTGTTCAGCCATCTTGATCAGTTCTTCCACGTGGTACTTTTCCTTCAGCCCGTGCGCGTCTGTCTGCTGCACGTAGCTGTTGTACGATATGATTTTCTGTGCACGATCCCGCCGCAGTGTTCCCGTTTTCTTCAGCTCTCTGTATCCTCTGATCAGCTGCCTTCGTGCCCTCCGGAAGACGCGCCTGCGGATCGTGATGTGCGTCCTGCTGATCCTGTACCCCGCCATGTCCAGCATCTGGACGCCACGCTGCGCTTTTCCCGGAAGGCTCCGTCGTCGCTTCTCTTCTTCGATCGTCAGGATCTTACTGATTCCGGATGTCGTCTTTAGTTCGATTCCCATTTCCTTCCGGAAGTATTTGTCCAGGCGCTTCGTCGCCCGCTTCAGTCCTTTGACGGATCCGGACATCAGCGCGAAGTCGTCCATGAAGGTGACGACGCGGATCACGTACGGGATCTTCTTCCCGCGCCGTGTGGTTCCCTGTGCGTACAGGTCGCGGATCGCGTAGGACATCGTAAAATTGAACAGCCAGGCGTCGATGTACCCGCCGATGATCAGATGCCCGTCCGGCGCGATCCGTCCCAGATATTCCAGCAGGACGATCGCGGCCTTCGCTTTCGGGATCTCCTTCTTCAGGATGTCCACGCAGACCTGATACTTCAGCGTCGCGTATGCGTGGACGACGTCCGTCTTCTGGATGTACCTGACGCCGACCGTCTCCTTCAGAAGGTATCTGTGCGCCTGATCCTTCAGCAGCGTCTGACCGCGTCCCGGAATGCTGGCGTGCTGCGTCGGCAGAAGCCGCGCGTTGATCAGTGGTTCGATCATCAGCTTTTCGACGTGTCCGATCAGCTGATGCAGGATGGACAGCAGTGCGATGTCCCGCGTCTTTCCTGTCATGCCGTCCGGACGCTGGCGGATCGTCGGCGGCTCCATGTCGTCCGGTTCGATCCCGTATTCGACCAGATCTTCCACGACGCCGTACAGCATCAGCCCGATCGAATGGATCGCTTCTTCCTTCACACGTCTGGATCCTGACAGATCGTCGATCAGGATTTCCGTCCTTCCGATTCCGGCGTACTTCTCGATGAATACCAGAATGTCGCGGCGCTTCCATTTGCTTTTGAAACATTCTTCGACTGCTTCTTCGCATAGCTTCAGGGACAGCTTCCTGTATCTCTTCGTGTGCATAATTCTTTATTTTGTGAAGCGGCGTTCGGTTGCGGCCTGACCTTAAAGCAGATCCGGCCTTGTTACTACTTGCCGCACGCGCAGCCCACAGCTGCGTGTTCCCCTTTCGAAGATTCCGGTTTTACTGATTTTTGCTTGCGCACGGATATGCAGGCGCACATCAGCAGACTTTCGTCTGCCTTCATGAAAATAAGTCGCGGACGGCTGTTCCAGTTCGCGTTACCGGGCGTGTTGTTGCCATTCTCGCACGCCAGCCCGGCATTCGCCCCGTTGTTCAAGTTCGCGAACCGCCACGGGCAGCGAACCCCGGCGGAGCCGGTACCGTTGAAGGCCGATCACGCGCCTGCATACCCTGTTTGTCTATAGTTACATCAGGGGACTTCCCCCTCTGGACGTCTTACGACGTCCATTCACCCCGCTTTTTACCCGCTCCACAAAGCCGCGGACGGCTGTACCAGGGCGCGCTACCGGGCGTGGGGTTGCCAAGCTCGCACGCCAGCCCGGCAGACGCCCCGAAGTTCAAGCCCGCGAACCGCCACGGGCA